CCGTGGTACGAAGCGTCGTACCATTCACCTCCACCTTTAATATTATACATAGTAGGTTCTTCAATTTTTCCATCATTACCTTTATACATTTTAGTTGGGTGTGCCACAATAAAAGTTAACACATCATATTTTTTACAAAAAGTTTCAATCTTAGCCAAATAATCCATTGTGTAACGGTTTACATCATCTGACACTGCATTAACATCTCTAATCTTATTAAACGGGTCTATAACAAGACATTTAATACCTTTACGCTTAACTAATTCAGCTCCTTTACGTAATACAGATTCTAAACTATACTTATCCATATCTATAAAGTAAAAGTTATCATTTACATGTCTAGTTACTTTATCCCATGTTTTACCTCCAATATCTCCTGGCAATGGCATATCTTGCCATACTTTCCTCATTAATTTATGAGCATGGAGATACGTTGGTTGATTCTCTGGACTAGCAAACGCAGTTTTCCAACCATATAGATTATTGTAACCGACAACCATTTGATCAACAAAGTCAGACTTACCACTACTAGGGATACCAGTAACAGTAATAAACTGCCCAGTATATGTTGAAAAGATTTTATCGAAGTTAGAAATCCCGATTTGATATCCTTTCTTGAATCCAT